CTTGACAATACGGCCGATACGGCCCTATCTCGCCCCCAGCTCGACAGCGAGGGCAGCGTCGCCAGCCTCCGCATGTCGTGCGGCAGCCGTAGCGCCACCCGCTGGCATTGCGTCTGGACCCAACCCCTCGCCGAATACCGCGCCCTCCAAGCCCTCGTCGAACAGCGCTGGAGCTGCTACCTGCCGCTCTGCATCGAACGCGGCAACAAACGCCCAGACCGCATCGTCGCCCTGTTCCCGCGGTATCTGTTCCTGCAGATGGACCCATCTCGCGATCCCTGGGGATCCATCCAGCACACGTCAGGCGTCGGCGGCCTCATCCGCCATGCCCCCGACAAGCCCACACCAGTCCCGCCAGGCGTCGTCGAGCATCTGCTCTCCCGCACCTCATCCCGCTCCGTCGTTGACGACCCAGGATCAGCCCCACGAGCAGACATACCCCGTGGCGCCTCTGTGGAGGTCGTAGGCGGCGCGTTCGACGGATTGGCAGGGGTGGTTGCCCTCAGTGGGCCAGAGCGCTGTAGGGTGCTGCTGAGTCTGTTCGCGAAGGTGGTGCCGTTGAACGTCCCAACCGCCAGCCTTCGCGTCGTCGCATGAACCCCCTGCCCGCCGTGTCTGCACCATCCATCCCGCAGCCAGGCCACGCAGCGGTCGCCAGGCGGTTGCCTCCCGTTCCCGCCTCGGCGATGCGCTACCCTCTGAGCTATGCGCTAAACGCATAAACCAACCGTTAGCCATCTGTTTGGTGTTAGATTGGAATTCCACCCGAACTTATTGGTGCAAGTCGCTAATATCACACCGTATTCCAGGAATGCGCGCGCTCGTTGCGTTGAGCGCCAGCTTGTTATCCGCGATGCGGAGCGCCTGCTTCTGGGCGTCGGAGAGGCCAGCGACGACGATGGCGGGCAATTCCGGCATGCCACGATCCTGCGTTGGCAGCAATTCACAGGATAAACCGCAACGAGGCCCGATGGGACGCCATACCAAGCACACACGGCATCCGTTCCGGCCCTCTGACGAGCAGCGGCGCCAAATCCTGACCATGACCGGCTTCGGCATCCGGCAGGACGAAATGGCCTCCATGCTCCAGATCGACAAGAAGACGCTGCACAAGCACTTCCGCCGCGAACTCGATACCGGCATGACCGAGGCCAACGTCCGCGTCGCCCAGGCGCTCTACAGCAACGCCGTGAAGCACAACAGCGTGGCGGCGCAGATCTGGTGGACCAAGGCGCGGATGGGTTGGAAAGAGGCGCAGGACGTCAACATCGGCGGCACAACCACGCCGCTCGCCATCGAGTTCACCTGGGCGGATGCCACGCCCGCGTTGCCAGCACCAAAACAGGACGATGATGCCGTCATCTGGGGCGAAGCGGAAACCGTCAGCGAGTGCTGAGAAGGAGCGGATTGCGCTGCCGTTCACGCCGCGAGAGTGGCAAAGGAGCCTATTGGATGATCGTGCCAAGCGCATCGTCGCCGTGGTCCATCGTCGCGCCGGTAAGTCCACAGCGCTGCTCTGGCGCGGCCTCAAGGTCGCCATCACCAGCAAGAAGCCGCTGCCGCGTGTCGTGCATATCCTGCCGTATGGCGTGATGTGGACGCGGACAGGTCTGTGGGATCAGGCGGTGCGTGCGGCCGAGGCTATCCCAGGCACGCAGGTGCGCCGCTCAGAGATGGCGATACGCCTGCCGAACGGTGGAACGTGGCAGGCTGGCGGTGCCGATAACCCTGACTCCTGGCGCGGTGGCTATGCCGACGAATGCATCATCGACGAGTTCGACGACACGCCTCAGACGATGGTGGCGCTGGTGATTGAGCCGATGTTGGCCGACCGGGACGGCACGCTTGTTCGCAGCGGCACACCGAAAGGCCGCGGGTTGCTGCAGGCCGCTTATGACCGAGCGCGCGTAACGGAAGGGTATTCGTCGTATTTGCTTGATTATACAAAGACGGGAGCGCTGTCCGACGCCGCGATCGCCCGTCTGCGTCTGGAGATGAGCGACGAGGAATTTGATCAGGAACTCTGCTGTTCGTTCAATGCGCCCAACTCTGGGAGCTATTACGGCAAACTCCTCGATGAAGCGGAGCGCAACGGCCGTATCACGAACGTCCCGCATGATCCTGCTCTTAAAGTCTGGACCGCTTGGGATCTTGGGATACACGACTCGACAGCGATATGGTGCGCGCAGATCACCCGCAGTGGCGAGTGGCGGATGATCGACTACATCGAGGACAGCGGTGCGGGCCTGGATCACTACGCGAGGCTGCTCCAGCAACGCCCTTACGTCTACGAGAAACACCTGCTGCCACACGATGCCGAGGTGCGCGAGCTGGGCAGCGGACGGTCGCGGACGGAGACGTTACACAGCCTCGGCGTGCGACCCACGCGCGGCGTCGGGGCGCACAGTATCGCCGATGGCATCAACGCCGTGCGCATGATCCTGCCGAGGGCGTGGTTCGATGCCGAGCGGTGCGCCAAGGGCATCCACGCGCTGCGGCACTACCGGCGGGAATGGAACGAGGCGGCGCAGACCTGGCGGAGCGCCCCGGTGCATGACCACGCATCGCACGGCGCCGATGCCGCACGATACCTGGCGTTGGGCGTGCGAGAGAACACCGCAGCCCCGATCGACAGCATCATCGAGCGGCAGTTCCCGACGCACCGCACGCTCTACGAGGGCGCGCAGAACACCGGTTGGATGAGCGTATAGCAGGGAGACAACGACATGAGCGGCACAACCAGGCACGAGAATAACCACGCGGCCGCCGACAGGAACGCCGCAGCTGAGGCTGAGGCCGCTAAGCGGGCTGCGGCCGATATGGACGCCGAGCATAAAGCCGCCGAGGAGAAGGCCAGGAAGGCCCTTGAGCCCGTCAGCGCCGAGATGCTGCTGCTGTTGCTGGCCACCGACTGGCTCGTCGGCGATAAGTCCCACTACGACGTAATCCGTCGGGCGACGCGCAAGCTGCTGACGGATGCCGGCGAGGGCGGCGCCGAGGCGCTGTCGCGGCTCGAGGGCAGGGCATCGCTCGACGACGCCGCGCAGATGCACGAGGACATCGCCACGCTGCAGGCGGTGCTGGACGCGCATCGCATCGCGGTGCCGGTTGGCATGCGCCGGCGCTCGGCGGTGGCGGAGCCTGGCGCGGTGGCGCCTGTTGCCGCGGGTCCGTTGGACACCCAACACCCGGAGGCTAAGCCGGCACCCGCGCACAGGTGAGCGTCATGGCCCAAGAAGACGTGGAGGAGATGGTCCTCCTGCTGACCGCCGATTGGCTCAACAACGACCGCACGCACGCCGCCGATATCAGGGATCTGTTGGCCGCCATCGTCGCGGATCAGGGGCCACCGACCAACGTGGACGTGCCCTACGCTTGGCAGGACGGAGACGTGCTGAGGTGCACGATGGGCAACTGGGACGGCCGCCCGAGCGCCTACGCCTACGCCTGGCACACGGATGGGGTGGCGAACGGTGCGACCGGCGAGACCTACGCCGTGCAGCTGGGCGACGTCGACAAGGGGCTGGCGTGCGTGGTGACGGCTACGAATGCGCGCGGCAGCACGGCGGCCCCGATGAGCAACACGGTCGTCGTGGTTGAGCCGTAATGTCGATCTCGTTCATTTTTTGGCTCTTAATGCTGCTGGCGATCCTGTTTCACGTCGGCGCCTACTGGGGGCCATACGCCAACAATCCCGGCTTCCTGCGCTTCAACGGCGTGTGGCTGTTTATTTTACTGTTTCTGCTGGGGGTCCAAACTTTCGGATTTCCTATCAGAGGGTAGTTAGAACAGTCGCCCCTGACCTTTCACCCTGTTTCGCTCAATGGCCTTGGCGCGCAGAAACGCTCTGTGCTCGGCGGAAAAGGCTGGTTTGATGCCTTTATGCGCTTTGCTGCTAGCGGCTTTTTGCGCGTCCGACATCGGACCTGTCTTTATCCCACGGCGCGCCTTGTTTCTTTCGGTTGCGCGCTTGGAAGCAGCGGCTCTCATCTCGGGTGTCTGGTTTCGCTGCAGCAAAGCGGCTCGCACATTGGCGGCATGTTCTGGGGTCAGCGACCGTCCTTTCGTGGCTGCTGACTGCTTCGCGATAGATTGCGCGGTTCGCTTATGACCTCGTGGCCCGCCAGCATTCGGAAGAACGTTGAACCCTCGCCGGGGGCAGGCTGCGTTAAGTGCGTCAATCCAATGCTGTTCGCGAACGTATAGATCAGCCGTGGAACCAACGATCTCCAGAATGCGAAAGGATAACGCTTTTGGACCGTGCTTGGTCCATGATCGCTGCATTGCTGGTGAATGATGCTTTCCGTAACGGAGCATGTGACGGTGTGTATGCCATCTGAGACCGACATTTGCGGCCGATCCGACGTATATGCGGCCACTTATGGCGTTCTGGATTGCGTAGACGCCAGAGATAGGCATGGTGCGTGTAGCCTTCGGCATGGGTTTCCTCCATCCGTGGGTCAGGGGCGTTGGTGTCCTGCCAGGGCACCGCGCCTCGCTTGGGATCATATCTGACGATGTCACCCGTCACCATCATCCTGGTTGTGATCTTGTTGTTTTTGCTCCTCGGCGGAGGCTACAGCTATCGCGCTGGCTGGTATGGTGGCTCGCCGTATGGCGGCTACGGCCTCGGCGTCATGGGCGTGCTGATCGTGGTGCTGTTGGTCCTTTTGGTGATGGGGAGGATATGACGACGTGGGCTGAAGCCGTGGTTGTGCTGGGCGCGTTCGTTGTCATGGGTATTGCGATGTGGAGGGGCTAAATTACAGAACCATGCGACGTGCGGAAACGACAGTATGCAGGCGAGCTAGTCATGTATGAAACCTGATCCCGTCGAATGTCCGAAGTGCCACAACACGGACCCGGCCCGCTTCGAGACGCTGTTCGAGAGCACCGGATACATCTGGCGCCGTCTCGGCAATGAAGGCGCTGGGCACGGCAGCGCGGTGCTGACCGGCTGGCGTTGCCTAAACTGTGGCGCGACAAGAACGCTATCGTAAACAGGATCGATGATGGGTCAATGATCGTCGTTGAACCGCTTACCGCGCCTTAGTTGGGAGTGCCATATTCGATGATCAAAGCCATTGCCCACGGCACTGACGGCAGAGACATCCTGGTGATCGGGCTATCGTTCGGGAACTTGTCCAAGTTCCGCGCTGAGCCGGGCGACACCTACATCCGCATCGACGGTGCCGAGATGGGTCTGCCGATGGATGTGATGATCATCTCGGGCGAGACCGAGGCAGACATGGCAGAGACGCTGAAAGGTGGCATCGGGGCGGATACCAATGAGCGATGACAGCCCAGGTGCTGCCTACTGCAACGGCAAGCTGGTGCGCGTGGTGTGTGACGGGCCTCGTCCGTTCGTGGCAGGGATCATCATTGACCGGGAAAGCGAACGTGCGGTGGTTGCGGCGCCGATCCTGCGGCACTTGCTGGGGCAGCATCAGGACAAGCTGCGGCAGGGGTTCAAGCGGCTCGGATGGCGGGCGACGATTGTCCGAGACTTTGTTGCATAAACTGGGCTAGTTTCGCGTGCGTGCAAACGACCGTAGGAGAGATGGCCGCATGGAAGATGAAGAGGTCCCCGCCGACACGCATCTGCATTGCTGGGAGGCCGGACCCGACGCGGACGACGGCTGCGGCACGACGTGCATGCTGATGAGCGGCCACGCGGGACCGCACGACTGGTCTCGCGACGACGAGATCGTGCTGGCGTTTCGGTAGGTCCGGCTACCGCGCGGGAGTGCCACGATGACCCCCGAACTGGCTGAGCACATTTCGCTGCTGGCCGCACCGCTCCTCGCCGTGATGCTGGCGCCGTGGGTAGATGCCGGCGAAACGCTGCCGCCCGCAAAGCTGGCGGAAATACGCAAGCACGCGATCACCCAGGCATGCGCGCTGTGGCTTCAGACGCTCGATACGCCAGACACAGACCTATAGCGGGTATATTCCTGGGTAATCCGCCGCACGGCACCGCAACGACCGGCCAGAAAGGCCAATACCGCTACCTCCGCTGTTAGCTGATGCCGCTACCGCTGGCTTCGCAATCTGCTTACCGCGCCTTATCATCTCGTGCCATAATCAGTCTGCGTCAGGGATCAGGCCGCTGTGTTCGACCGTCTGATCTTGCCCGCATCGCCGGTCACAGCGGCAGTGTGCGGGAAGTTGGGGAATGGGTCGGGGAAAATCCGCGTAGCCCGACGACC